GAAGAAATTGAAGATACTGGTGCAAATGGTGCAAATTCCTATATCTCTCCAAATAATTCCGTAGAAAATTTCTCAACTGAAGATGAAGAAATTGAAGATGAGGGTATTGAAATTAAAGACAATAAGATTATAATACAATCAAAAGATAAACACAAGTTTGAAATATCATACGGTATAGCCTGGTCAATTGAAGACACTACCAGAATAATTGACCTCAAAATACCACAGTTACCGCAATGGGTTTTTACAGCTAAGAAAAAAGATGAGGTCTTAAACATACCAGTTATAGTAGACTTTTATCAACTAGAGGGTAAAACGGTATACTATATCAGAAATAAAAAAGAGGTAGTAGAGAAGCTTTACAACTTCAGAGGTCAAAGAAATATCTCAAAGAAACTTATTAGTGAAGCTCTAGACATCTGGCTAGACCGTATTGACCCCTCAAAGTACATAAAATGGGTAGATGTAAGAGATGTTGTTAAGAAGTACAAGGAATGGGAGGAGATAAACCAAGACCCCATTGGTTTCTTCCTTTCAAGAGCTAAAGAGGTAGTAGGGAATGAAAAGTTGAAAATTGCGGTATTACTAAGTATTGTATCTTCTCAGCTGAAGAAACTATATGGAATATACAGAGTTCACCTTATCCTTACTGGGAGTTCTGGTGTAGGAAAGTCTTCAACAATTAAATCGATGTTGAAACTATTCTATGATAACACTGATGGGGTTGAAGACTTCATAGTGCTGAAACTCACAAGGATGACAAAGGAGGCACTAGGGCGTATAAATGTTGATAGCATGGACGGGAAGGTCTTACTTGTGGAGCAATTGGATAACATAGAGGGTGTTGACTACATCAGGGAAGCCATGAGTGAGGATAGAATAACAACACTTACCACGGTCAAAGACTCTGAGGGTAACTTAGTTTCAAGGACGATCGTTATCCCTGGTCAGCCAGCATTTATAACAACCAATGTTACCGCCAATGTCGATCATCAAATCCTAAATAGGTCGATCCAGCTTTACCTTAGCCCGATAGAGGATGAAAGCATTAAGGAAAAAATCATAAGGTCAATTTTAATGAGGAAAAGTGTAGGTGAAGACTCAAAATTAAAACTTGTTACTTACGTTTGGTTAAAAACAAGACCTAACGACCCAGAGTTTACAGAGGCTTTAGCGTCAAAAGTTACTGAACTCCTCAAGAAGTTTATCAACACTAAAAACATCTACCGTGCTACGGAGATAACAAGGAATTTAATAAGAGCCACGGCATCGCTTTTCGGTCATGAGGAAATAACAATGGAGGACGTAAACTTTGTCATGGATTATTTCAAAAAGGACATTATCCTTACTACACTTGAACTTTCAGAGAGGGACTTACAGATATTGAAGTGGTTAAGAGACCATGGTTTTGTAACAGCTGAGAAAGAAGATGAAACCAGAGACGTTACAACTTCAGAGATCTCACAAGTTATTAAGATGAGCACACAGGAGACCAAGAAGGTGTTGGACTCATTATATGACAAGGGTTTACTATGGAAGGCATATGACGGTAAGCGTTTCAGCTGGGCTATTAACCGCTACGGGTTAAGGGTGTTAGAGGAGTTAGAGAAAGAAGTTGAGGAAGAACAACAAGGAGAGGAAGAAGGAAGTGAGGTCTTAATCGATGACCGATTACTTGCTTATATCTCCTCAAAATTACTGGGGAAGAACCAGGTTACGGATGAAGAATTAAGGGGAATACTAGAAAAAACCGCACAAGCTACAGACCCAGAAGCCCAAGACTTGTTTATCACGGTACTAGAGAAGAAGAGGTTAATAAAGAATAACGGTGACGGGACATGGAAGGTTTCTCCTTAAGCCGTGCTTTTGAATTTTCTGACTACAGCACTATTAACCGAATTCAGTTTTTTTACAAAAGTGAGGAATTTTTATCACCTTCTTTCAATTTAACGGGTGATAAGATAATTATCATCCTTTTTAAATGCTTACGTGATAAATATAAACGGGCTGACGGAATGGGTAATAAAGTTTTCACATTTGGTGATATCAGGATTCGTGAGGTTAAGGGAAAGTATTATGTTTACTTAATAGAGAAGGGTGATGACGGTCAGAGAAGAGACCATTACATTGCACCTTTAGATAAGGTCGTGGAAATAGCATTGGGGGTGTTAGGGGGTACCCCCCTAACCCCACAGTGCCGCGGCCGGGATTTGAACCCGGGTCACAGGCTCGAAAGGCCTGCATTAGGGGGGACACCCCCTAAGACCCCCGATGCTAATTATGAAGAATTGAAAGGAGTTATCACAAACGGCTATGTAGAAACATTTGTTAACAACTCTGAAATTTCCGCAAGTGATTTACTCAAATTCGAAATTGCTTTGCGTAGTAAGCAAATCAGTGAAGAGACAATAAAACAATATATCTCATGCATTAAACAAAATAAGAAGGATTCAAATAATTGCATTAAAGCCTGGAGGAATTTCTATCGCTTAGTTTTGAACAGAGACCCGCCCGAAACTTTGAAAGTCAAGAAGACTAAAGCTGACTTACGTATCCCTTCACCTGACGAGGTTAAGCAAACGTTAGAGAGGGCTAAACAATATCCTAATTTATACACAATGCATAGGTTATTACTCGAATCAGGAATTAGGGAAAGTGAGGCATTAAAGGTACTTAATGATTACGATACTACTCGTGATAGATGTGAAAACGGTATATGTGCATATGAAATTAATTGGGTCAGGGGTCAGAAAGGGTCATTCTATGCATTTCACATAACACCTTTACAGAGGGTCAAGGTCTCTAAGCCTTACGTAGACAAGTACACAAAGAAATTGGGCTTAGTACCGCCTAAATACTTCCGCAAATTCGTTGCAACTAAGATGGCTGAACTCGGGATCCCTCTAGACGTTATTGACTTTATCCAGGGTAGAAAGCCTACACGCGTGCTAACGCAACATTACATATCGTTATTCGGTATAGCGAAAGAGCAATATAAGAAGTATGCGGAATGGTTGCACATGAATTTTCGGTTATCGGATTAACTCATGAAGACGTCTAATAGCCGTTTTCTCCTTCACTCACTTCCCGCCTCATGACTGCTTGGATCACTTTCTATTTCTTTTCACCGTTCAGAGGTTGGATAGATGTAGTGAAGATGGATAGAGCTTGGGTCACTTTCTATTTTCTTTTCACCCCCCCCCCCGATTCGGAATTCGAGTTCGGAGTTCGGTAAGGAAGGTGTGAAAGGTGGAAAAGGGTTAGCCTGGTTTGGGAAGTGATAGCTTGGGAAGGGAAAAAGCCTAGAAAGCTAAACCTGGCTCTAAGAAGGAGAGAAGGAAAGAAAGGGTTAGTCATAGGAAGGAAAGCTAGGCTAGGAAAGGTGTGTAAGGTGAAGAAGGAGAGAAAGCGAAGGAGAGAAAGCCTTAGCTTGGAAAATCGGGTAAACGGGAAAAGCTTGGAAAGGTGAAAGGGAGAAAGCCTTAGCCTAGAAAGACTGGAAAGCCTGGAAAGGTGTGAGAGGTGAGAAACACATAAACTAGACATAGACACATGCACAAAAGACCTGGGAAGAGGTGATGTCGGGCTGGGTTAGAGGTGTAAGGAGGGTAAGCAAAGCCAGGTTAGAGGTGTAAGGAGGGTAAGGTAAAACTAGTTGGATAAACTAGAAACGGGGTTAAGGGGCGATAGCCCCTTATAGATTTTAGAAAGTGAAACTCTAGTGTAAACTCTAATGTAAAATGTTTAGAGAGGGAGTTAGGGAGGTAAGGAAACTAAACACACGCATAAAAAACTCGGGAAGAGATGATGCCAGGCTAGGTTTGGTATGGTGAGAAAGGTAAGCCAGCTAGAGAGGTAGAGGAGGTGAGAAAGGTGAAAAAGGTAGAGAAGGTGAAGAAGGAAGGTGGTAAGGTGAAGAAGGAGAGAAGGTAAGGAAGGTTTGAAAGTGAAAAAGCCTAAAGGAAGATGTTAGGAAGAAGTATGGAAGGTTAGGAAGAAGAGGAAGGAGTTAGGAAGCTGTTTGGAAGGTATGGAAGGAAGAAGGTTTGAAAGTGAAAAAGCCTAAAGGTAAAAGGTTAGCCAGGTAAGGGATAAAGTGTGTATAATACTAATTTTTAATAAATTAAACCCGAATTCGAACGGGCGGGCGGGCTTTTTTTTAGATAGTTGAAAATCCTATCATTCTTCACTCTTTATTACGCTCTTTCTACTCTTATACTACTCTTACACTATGTTTACATTTCTCTTATCATATGCTTATACTTCACTCTTACCGCATTCACTTATCGGTCGACCGTGATAGATCTAGAATTAGTTTACAATAAAACATTAGGAGAAATTACCTTTTTTTTTCCTAGTTTTTAGGGAGAAAACTTCAGAAGTGATATTTATTATCCTCTATTTTCAAACTCTTATATGGGTGAAAACATGTCCCCAAAAAGATCCGCACTACTACTACGATTAAGAGAAGAAGATAGAGAAATGATAAGACGGTTAGCAAAGTATTATGACATCGCTGAAGCGGATGTAATAAAGATCCTAATCAGAGAATACATGAAAAACCATAATATCGAGGTGGGCTCTTCATAGGTAATCCGTTTTTTCATTTCGTCATTAAGTCAGAAAGTGGTGAGAAGTATGGTCTTATCAAACTCTAAGTCAAATATGGTTAATAAACATAACGGTAGTCCAAGTAAGGGAGAAATGGACAGAGAGACACTCACGAAGGCGGTTGCTGAAAAAGTGAAAAAGTACAAAGAGGAGAAAAGCAAGACAGATGAAAAAATTAGAAAATATCTGGAGGAGAAATCTAAGTTAGAACGGGCGAATGCCAGTAATAATTCAGTGAGACAAGAAAATTCAAAAGTGACACAGAAAAAAGACAAAGACTCTAATAATAATTCAGTGGCACAGCAAAATTCAACACTGGTGCATCGTAATACCGAGACAAATTCAAAAAATGTTGCACCAGTGGTAAAAAATTCTACGGAAGTAAACAGAGAGCATACTAAAAATGCACCAAATGCACCAGTATCGAATTTATCTTATGCACCAGTGCAAAAATCCAAAACTGGTGCAAATGGTGCAAATTCCTATATCTCTCCAAATAATTCCGTAGAAAATTTCTCAACTGAAGATGAAGAAATTGAAGATACTGGTGCAAATGGTGCAAATTCCTATATCTCTCCAAATAATTCCGTAGAAAATTTCTCAACTGAAGATGAAGAAATTGAAGATACTGGTGCAAATGGTGCAAATTCCTATATCTCTCCAAATAATTCCGTAGAAATAAACTCTGATTGGGAAGAAAAATCCAATACTGATATAGGATTTAGTTCATCTGAAGATGAAGAAATTGAAGATACTGGTGCAAATGGTGCAAATTCCTATATCTCTCCAAATAATTCCGTAGAAATAAACTCTGATTGGGAAGAAAAATCCAATACTGATATAGGATTTAGTTCATCTGAAGATGAAGAAATTGAAGATACTGGTGCAAATGGTGCAAATTCCTATATCTCTCCAAATAATTCCGTAGAAATAAACTCTGATTGGGAAGAAAAATCCAATACTGATATAGGATTTAGTTCATCTGAAGATGAAGAAATTGAAGATACTGGTGCAAATGGTGCAAATTCCTATATCTCTCCAAATAATTCCGTAGAAAATTTCTCAACTGAAGATGAAGAAA